CCAGGTTGTATTGCATCACTATTAGAAAGAGCATTTGTCGCAGCAGCACCAGCAGCACCCAACCCAAGAGCACCAGCGCCAAGAGCAAGCATTTTGCCTCCTCTCATTCTTCTGTTAAGTCCTCTTGGCGCTGTTTTTTTCAATCCACCACCAGGAACATCAACATCAAGATTGATGCCCCCACCACCAGATGGACTTACTTTTGGAAGATTTGATAACTGCTTTACAATTTTAATAATTACTTGACGAATAAGTTTTGCAACTTCAAAACTTTCACTAAAAGATGTCTGAAGTGCTTTTAGATTATCCCTCAATCCTTCTACGAATTTTCTTTTTCCAAAAAATTGAATAAATCCTATTACATCTCTATAAAGACCTAAAATCTTTTGAAGTACCCCTGTTGGTTTTGCTTCATCTACTTTTTTAATTCGGTCTTGATAATCTTTTGAAAAATTACCAATAGATTTACTAATAATATTAGTAACTGAATTATTGATTGTCTGTGCTTGATTGTTAAAATTATTAACTACGCCAGTAGATATTGATTTTACAATACTACTAATGTCTACTGGTGATGGTTGAACTCCTGCTCTTTGAAAATTAACAATCTTGTTTGCTGCTGACCCAAGTACACCTGCACCTACTGAAGAACCACCAGAAATAAAATTCTGAGTACTCAAAAGATTAGACTTCTTTGTTCCTGTAATAGTTTCGGGGTTAATAGCAGAACTAAGAGCCATTTGATTGTTGTTGTTTGAGATTTTCTTCTTCTATATGTTGCTGAAGTAATGTGACGTATATGTCTCGTTCCCAAGGAACCATTTCGCAAATTTCAGTAAGAGACCATTTATGATATTGCATCAAAGAAAAGTTAAGTTTAAAATATGACTCCAAATCCATATGAGCCATAATCAGCCGAAAAAACTGGTTAAACCCTCCAACGTAACTTCACTTTCTACTTTTGTATTTGGATTAGTCACTTTAATAGTATGTGCAAGCTTCGGCATTGTTTCAAAGAATGTTTCAATTTCTTTAAATTGTTGTGCCGTTAAAGTTTCAATCCAATCTTTTAATTCTTTTGGTGTACAATCTGCTGCTGCCCAACTATCTTCTTGCGAAAACACTACATCAATACAAGATGAAATAATATCAAAAGATTTATCAATATTTGAAATTGTTTTTTCTTCACTAAAATCAAAGTTAGACTTAATAAATTGTTCTAATGAAGGATATTTCATTCTTAAAGTCAATTTATCATCAAGACGAATATTAGTTGTGTGCTTTTCGTTTCTTTGAACTTGTATTTCATCAATATAAATCGTAACTGGAACTTCGGTTACTCCATCATCACTACAAGTAATAATCAAATCAACACTTTCTCCAACAGATTTTCCACGAACATTTAGAAAAATATATTCAATATCAAAAGTAGGTAGTTCTTCTACTTTAATACCTTTAGACAAAATACAATCTTTCAATACTTGCTTAATTGCATTTGTAATTTGTTTTGTATCTTGACTTTCAAGTGCTAAAAGTAATATTTTTTCTTCTTTTACAAGAAATGGACGATATTTGATTGCCTTTTCAGTAGAAGGTAAAATCAATTCATATTGTGGTGTTGAAATTTTTGGTAAAGGCATTTTATATATTTTCAGTAATGTTATTTATCTTTATTTTCTGGTATTATTTTTAGTTACAGTATAACGACTATAACTAAAATTGACTGTCGTTTTTGTTACAGTACTTCCTTCATAAGATAATGGAAGTGCTGTAAGATTTGTAGGAAATGCATCAATAAAAAAATAAGTCATCGAAATTGGACCTTTGGGTTTTGAATTTTTATTATTTGGATTTTTAATAAAATCTCTTTCAAATTTTGTTATTGCAATATTTTTTTTATAAGTATTTGGATATTTAAATCTAAAATAACTATTACTTTCTCTATAAACTGGATTTGATTGCCCTGTTGGTGAACCTGAATATTTCAAATTTCCAGAATAAAGTGGGTCAATATAATTCATCCATTCTTCAAATAAACGAACTACATTATAATTCGAATCTACATAAAAAGTTAAATTAAAATCACTATAAATTCTACGAGTTGGAAATCTTTCAATTACACCCTGACGACTTCCATATTCCTCACCCATATCAAAAGTAGAACCAGGAAGTGTTGCTTCGGCACAAAGAAAATCATAGTTTTCTTTATTAATCAACAATCCACAGCTTCCCAAATGAGTAGTTAGTTCGGTTGGGTAACCAAGAAGCAAAGATACTTTAAATTGACTGGTTAATGAAAGACCACCAAAAATAGTTTGTATTTCTGGAATATTAACATATAAACTACCAATAGCATCTTTTGAATCCATCTAAATATATGAATAAGGATTATATACTATGTATGTCCGCAAATAAAAATTACAAACAGGGAAAGTTCAAACCAAAGAATCCCGAAAAGTATAATGGAGACCCAACAAATATTGTATACCGTAGTTCTTATGAACTCAAAATGTTTCATTATTGTGATTTGACTGAAAATATAATTTCATATCAAAGTGAAGAATTTTGGGTTCCTTATGTATCACCAGTAGACAAAAAAGTACATAGATATTTTCCAGATATGAAACTGAAATATAAAGATAAAGACGGAAATATAAGAATAGTAGTTGTGGAAATTAAACCAGCTAAAGATTTAAAAGAACCACCCACAAATCCACCAAACCGAACAAAATCTTGGGCATATGCAGTTAAAACTTGGGCAGTCAATCAAGCAAAATGGAAGGCATGTCGTGAATATTGTTCAGATAGAAATTGGGAGTTTCGTATATTTACAGAAAAAGAATTATTCGGGGATAAATAGTATTAGTTCTGGACGAAAAGATATGTTTTATACCTATGCATATTTAAGAGAAGACAAAACTCCATATTATATCGGTAAAGGTAAGGGAAATAGATTATATGATCATAGAGGTAAAAATTGTATTCCACCAAAAGACAAAAGCAAAATAATAAAACTTAAAGAAAATCTAACAGAAGAAGAAGCATTTAAGCATGAAATTTATATGATTTCTATCTTTGGTAAAAAATGTGATGGGACTGGCATTTTGATGAATATTGCTGATGGTGGTAATGCTCCCCCCAAAATGTATGGTGATGCTAGTCCAACAAAAAGACCAGAAGTTAGGGCAAAAATAAGTGCTGCAAATAAAATAAGTTTGAAAGGAAGAAAAATTCCAGAAGAAGTAAAACAAAAACAATCAAATACTTGGAAAGAAAAATTAAAAAACAACCCAAGACCAATGTCTTATTATACCGAAAATTTAAAAAAAATGGCGGAAAGGAATAGAACTGATAAAGAAAAACACAAAAAACATAGTGAATTTATGAAAGGAAAAATTTTTAAAGGTATCAAAATTACTTATCAGGGAATTGAATATAGATCAATAGAAGAAGCAGCACGAAAACATAATACTAGTAGATATTTTATTCTAAAAAATTTAGGATTAATTGATAGTGATAATAAAAATAACTCAAAAGCAACTACAAATTTACAAAAATGGAAATGTACGATAACAGATCACATAACTACTCCTGGACCACTAACAATCTATCAAAGAAAAAGAGGAATAGATATAAAAAATAGAATAAAAATATGATTGCCGATAAAATACTTAAAGAAGCAGGTAAAAAGTTTCGTTCTGCATCTTGGTATACGAATGCCTTGATGAATGAACTATCAAATCAAGAAAAAGATATAAATCAAATTGATACTGATTTTATTATTCCTGGTGATTTAGTGTTTTTTATGTATTCTGCAAAATATCCACAAAAATATCTATTCTGGGATAGACAACCATTAACTTATATTATAAATGTAAATCCAAGACAAGGATTATTTTTTGGTTCCAATCTTCATTATCTAAATCCACAGTATCGTGGAGGTGTTGCTGCTTCATACATAAATAAAGCAGGAAACGTGAATGCACCAAGAAAAACATTACATAATTATCTTTTTTCTGGTGTGAGTAGTAATTTTTTCAAGGTCCCTGAAAGTGAGTGGAGAGAAGTATCTTTACTTCCAACCGAAAGATTTGTTGATAAAAGAGGACAACCAGTATTCAAATCCAGAGTTTGGGATTATCCAGATAACCAATCGGCACCATAAATGGCTGAAAAACCAGTAAATAACGATTTCTACAAACTATCCCCACAACCACTACAAGTAGGGGAAAGAAAAATTCAGCTTACTTTTGACCCAGAAACCAAAACTGCTAAATTATATGTAATCGTAACTGTTGGCGGTGTCCAAACAGCCAAATCAGAATTATATAATAATGGAATATGGAACACAGCAGGACAGTCTCAAATTCCTGATGATGATGAAAGAAAAAAAATACATCAAAAAATTATAGATAATTTTGAATCAAATAAAAAAAACTATCCAAAAGGTCTTCCTGAATTTGTTACAAAAAATACTCCTTCCCAAGATACTATAACTGGTGGAGGAACTCAACCATCACAACCTCAAGGTGCTCTTAATATTAGTATAGATACAATAAATAATCTTCTTGGTATTTTAACACTAGATCCAAATAAAATAAACGAAAAACTCAAGTTCGGTAATGTAGACGAAGTTCTTAAAGGATATAAAAATTTACAATATCCAATTGATGCTCTTTACGGAGGAACTCAAGATCATTTAGTCATTTCAATGTTTAAATACAAACCACCAGCATTTGATGCATTATTTAAAAAAGGTGGATTCAAAGATATAATCGATAATGGTTTACCAAGAGGAACTCCATTAAAAGAATACATAAATTCGGTAAAACTTCCAATGCCGAATAGTATAAGTGATTCCAATAATGTTTCTTGGGGTGAAGGAGAGGGTATGAATAATCTAAGTGCTGCTATTACGTCTTATATTTCACAAAATTTACTTACAGCTGCAGGCGGGCAAGGTTTGTTAGGACTTGGAGGAAAAGCTGCAGGTATGGATACAAAAACATTAGCTTTACTTTTTACTGCTGCTCGACTTGATGCCGACACTAGTAAACCAGAAGTTCAAACATTACTTAATACAGCTATATCATCAAAATTAATAGAAAACTTGGGATTTTCTGTATCACCAGAAACTATTCTCGCAAGAGGTTTTGGTATTGTTCCAAATAGTAATATTGAATTATTATTCAACTCTCCAACATTAAGAGATTTTTCGTTTCAATACCGATTGAGTCCACGGAGTGAACCAGAAGCATTAAAAGTAAATCAAATTATAAGATTTTTCAAACAAGGAATGGCAGCAAAAAAATTAGATGGAAAGGGAGGTGCTCAATCTTACTTTTTAGGAACTCCAAATGTATTTAAACTTCGTTATAGAACAGAAGGAAATAAACAAATATCAGGTGTAAATAAAATTAAAGTTTGTGCCTTGACTGGATTTTCTGTAAATTATGCAGCAGATGGAAATTGGGCAGCATATGATAAAGGCCAACCAGTTTCATCAATCATCAATATGACATTTAAAGAACTTGAGCCAATTTATGATACTGATTACCAAGAGGATATTCTTGACGGAAGATCAAGCACTGGTTTCAAATCCACTGGAGATTTGGATCCAATAGGACCAAATGATGTAGGGTACTAAAAATGGGATATTTTAACGAACTTCCAAATCTGGATTATCTATCACAATTGCCTGATGTAAATTCAAATGAAACTTATATTACAGTCAAAAATCTGTTCAAAAGAGCAAAATTAAGAACTGATACAATTAATGTTATTACTGCATTCGAATATTATCAAATTGAAGACAATCAAAGACCGGATGTTATTGCACAAAAACTTTATGGTGATGCAGAACTTGATTGGGTCATTTTAATCACAAATAACATTACCAATATTCGTGAAGAATGGCCTTTGAGTAATCAAGATTTATATTATTATATGATTGATAAATATGGTTCTGATGAAAATATAGCAAATATACATCACTACGAAACAACAGAAGTTAAAGATGAATACAACCGTCTTGTAGTTCCTTCTGGTCTTCAAGTTGATTCAAATTATTCTATTACTTATTCTAAATTAAATAATGCACTTGTAACAGTTTCACCAGTCAAATCAGTTACAAACTATGAATATGAAATAAATGAAAACGAAAAGAAAAGAAAAATTCGTATATTAAAACCACAATACTTATCTGTGGTTATAACTGATATGAGAAATATTATGAGATATGATAAATCTTCACAATATCTCGATCAAAATACAAAACAATCTTATAATCCAAATCTTACTGGAGTATAAAAACCTTACAGACAAAAAAATCCCCCGAAATTTTTCTCGGGGGATAAGGTAATTAAAAGTTAATTTTCGAAATCAACTTTCAGCTAATTTTTGAAAGTATGATAAGGTATCATCTTCATCCTCATCGACAGGACTAGATTTTGAGGACGAAGTAGTTTTTACTGTGGGTTCAAACTCTTCTTCTTCATCAATAGTTTCTGGGTCTTGACGTTTTGTTGCAGTTTTAGTTCCAAGAACAGAATCCAAACGCTTCTTTAAATCCACATAAGATTTGAAGTTCTTTTCATCTGTAAATTCATTCAAATCGTGAATGGACTTATAGATTTCCTCAAGAGCATCATCATCATTCAAGAGAGGACCAGGTTCAGAAAACTCTGACTTATCATAATTCCAGTATCCTTCTACCTTACGAAGCTTCAACTTAAAGTTTGCACCTTCCCAGAAATCAAAAGCATTAATGGGTTTTTCATCATCAAACTCTGGTTGCATCGCAGCCATAATCTTATCAAATACTTTCTTACCAAACTTATAAAGAAATACCTTACCTTCATTTTCAGGAGCAGCAGGATCTTTCACTACATAAATGTTTGCGTAATAAGAAAGTTTACGCTTACGATCACGAACAATATTCTGATTATCTTTACTTCCAGTATTCCATAATTCACGATTTGCTTCACAAACCGGACATTGACCCTTATTAGTAGTTAGGCAGTTATCAATCAACCAACCACCAGGTCCTTGGAAGGCGTGAGACCAGACCTGTGCCCAAGGTAGATCACAACCAGCAGCAGCAGGAAGAAACCGGATTACAGCAGAACCAGTACCACCTTTATCCATCGCAGGTTTCCAAAAACGATTATCATCTTTAGAACCAGTTTCATTTAGTTTTTCAACTTGTTTGATAAGTTTCTCGGTTAAAGAACCCATCTTTGATTGCTTTTTAAGATCTTGAAAACTCATATATTCTCCGTATTAATTGTATTGGGATATATTGGACCTATTTATTATAGCAGATACATCTTCAATCGTCAAGTGTTTTTTCAAGTCCATTAATAGTTCTTTCCATCATTTTAAAAAAAGAATCAAATCCTTTCTTTTTATCAAATCCAAGAAGTTCAGCAGAATCAAGCATACGCTCTTTCATATCTACTGCTTCTGGGTCATCAGAAAGTGAAATCCTAAAAATAAAAACTTTTTGTTTTTCTAGAAATTCTTTCATTAAATTCAAATGTCCCTTTCTTTGTTCTTTATCATAGAAAGGGACATACATCATTTCTTTAAAAAGTCTTTTCTGCATTTCTTCAAGTTCTTCCAAATTTGCTCTAACTACTTCTGATTGAAAAAACTTGCTCATAATATAACCTCTTTAAGTATAGTTTTATACTTTGATACATCAATATTTAGAAAAGGTTTGTATTTAAAAATTCTCAAACTTACATAATTCCAAATTGGGTCAGTAAGTTTTTTATCAAAATCTTTAACAAAATTTAATAATATATCTAATATTGTAATTGTTTCTATGGTAATACTTTTTTGTAAATATTTTTTCAGTATTTCTGGGTGATTTCCAGTTTTACAATCAAATAAAGATTCAAAGTTTTTTTTATTCATAAAACTTTCAGTTTCAGATTTAAACAAATAAGACAAGCTTTGTGTCTTCTTTAACCATTCCTTATACACATCTTCACCTTCACGGATAATATCTCCTATCCAAAGTCGTTCTGGGTCATTACAGTCTACAAAATTTGAAACAAAATATTCTTTAATTTGCTCATCGTTTTTTTGTCTTGATAGTCGTTCAAAAAAGAATCTATCGGTTCTTCTATAAAAACTTTCTTTTGATGCACGACTTCTTCCACAATACTTATGATAATCGTAGGTTTTTTTTGTAAAGTGTGACTTGAACGCAAGGTAAGTTTTATATACTTCAAAATCAGTCACAGAGGCAGTTTTGCTTTTGTGGTTTTCTTTAAAAAATTAAGTTCAGTAGCATCGCACTTAATTTTTTCTTTAAGTGGTTTTGAAACAAGTTTTGATATTGTATCAAGTTCAATATTTTGAACTTCGCAATATGTTACAATTGCATCAATATAATTGACCTGTGTGTTTTTTACAATATCTTCAATTTCTTGTGCGAACTTTTGCGAACACAAAAATTTAGCATTTAATTCTTCTTTAATTTCTTCATTCATAGGTTTGAAGTTTATCTCTAACAAATTCTCTAATATATTTGATGAGTAATTTGATATACTTTTCTTTGTCGTATTCTTCATAAACTACACATTCTCCATTTTCACAAGCCATAATAATGACTAACTTCTTTACCATTATACCAGTAAGTTCATATAACATGCAACTATATGCTACACACTGCACGAAATAATGCTCAATCCATTCTTTTGGTTTTGGTTTTGCAGAAGTCTTAAAGTCAATAACAGCCAATTCGCCATTATATTCTGCTATACAATCAACTGTTCCGGCAATTCCAAGAACTTTACTGTATAATGATTTTTCAAGAGCATGAATATTATTTATATTATTTAATTCTGGTTTAGCAATCTTAAATAAAAATTGCGATAAAGGTTGAACTTCTGGAAGTTCTGAAATATTATGCAGATAATTTTCTACCAATGTATGCATATCAGTTCCACGACTGGTTGCTGCTTTGGTAATCTTATCTGCTGCTGCTTCGCCAATTTTCTTTCTCCAATTAATAAAAATCTGACGATTAATATAACTAGTAACAGAGGTAATAGAAACAAGACGATGCAAAACATCATCTTCTGGTACTTTATAATATCTTACACTATCAATCGTTTCCCTTTCTAATTCGGGAAGTTTTATATCAAGATGATTAAACATTAAGATCTCACTCTTCTTTTATTATAACACATTTATTGTGATTTGTAATTTTATTCCACAGTTTTCCATTTTTAATTTTAGTTACGTGTCCCTGTCTAACATTAAACATTTTTGCTATTTGATTTTGTGTTAAAATACCTTCCCAAGAAAAATTATAGATTTGTAAGATTTGTTGTTCATTCAATTTACTCATAGGATGAGATGTTCCTGGAAATCTGTTATTTAATTTTTCAATTACTTCCGGAGAAAATTTTCTACCTGTATTTGCCTTTGAAATTTTTTCCTTAACTTCATCAGTATGAACTTTACCATAAAAATGATTTTTTTCACCTTTCATATTCTCACTCAAATATTTTTTATATTCATCAGAATGAGTTTTTCCATACATTCCATTTTTTTGACCTCTCACTCTTTCATTTATTGTTCCAGTTCCTTTTAATAAAGTATTTGGATTATTTAAACTCGAAAAACCCACGGGTCTTTCATTAAAATTCATACAGTTTGGGTCAGTTATATGATTAGAAATATATTCTTCTTCTTTTTTGAGAAGTTCATCTTGGTTTTCACAAAATAAAATAATATCTCTTTTTAGAATAGATTTATCTTTTATAGATCTTACCCATTTACCACTACCAAAATATCCATCATTTATATTATTAGTAGTATGCCTGCCATAATAATATAAACCAGAAGAAGAATATGTTTTATAAATGAAATGGAACATAAAATAATAGGTATAGTAAAAGAATACTTAACTATTTATATTCTTTTACAAGTCTAGTAATTTATTCACATCCCAAGTTCATGTTTTGCAATTAAGTATTCTTTACAAAGGCCAGATCTAATCACATCCTCAATATTAAACTCAACAATATCAAAGGAAGACATTTTTTTCAAAATATTCATAAAATCAATAATACCATTTCGTTCATTTGTTTTTAATAAATCACTTTGTGATGCATCACCACAGAACATAATCTTTGTATTTTCTCCAACTCTTGTAATAATAGAGTCCATTTCGTGAAATGAGAGATTTGAAAATTCATCTACAATGATAATACAATTATCAAGAGTTGTTCCACGAATAAAAGAAGTGCTCCAAAAACTAATTGTTTCTTGTGCTTTTAAATTACCATAAAGCATTTCAAAATCAACATCAGAAGGCATCTGAAACATATATTTTACCATATTTTTGTATGGTATTTGATATAGTGATGATTTATCTTCGTGACTTCCAGGAAGAAATCCAATTTCACGAGTAGGTACAAGAGACCTTACAAGATATATTTTTTCAAAAGGTGTAACCTCTGAAAGTACATCACGTAAAGCATTGTACAATACACAAAATGTTTTTCCAGTTCCAGCAGTACCATAAGCAACCAAATGTTTACCTTCTGCATAAGATGTAAATAATCTTTTTTGATTTTCAGTTAATGGTTCAATATCTAAAAGTAATTCCGAACCAATTGGTTTTCTTCTTTTTGCTTGTTTTGCGGTCATACCAACCCCGATAGGTTGATTGTCGTTGCCTCTTCTTTTTCTAGCCATAAATTTTTATAGAGTTTTAATATTTGAGCCTGGCATTTTTTTTGCACGATGCAATACATCGTTCCATCCTGGATGTGACTTCTTTAATTTACTTTGCCAATCTCCTACTTCTCCAACACCGGCAACACCAGCAGACCAATCCTTATCCCAATCTTTATTCTCATCTCTCCACTGACCATACTCAAGCATAGTCATAGAAAGTTCTTTTGTTTCACCAGTTTCTTTGTGTTTAACAGGATATGTTGGCATTTTATAAAATAATATACGAAGGTATTTAGAATAATAACGAAGGTGGTTCAAAACAAACCCAATCAAGTGTTGCAGCAATTGTAGGAAACTCGTCCACAAAAATACACTTACATTGTTCAGCAATCTGCTTGTGCTCCAGTTGAGTTCCGTGAGCACTACGAAGGTCAATATAATGTATCCAGGATCTAATACTCCCAGACATATAGAGGCGCGTCTGAGTCGCTTGCGGAAGCACGAATCGAGCACATTCCTTCGCAACACCCTGAGCAAGAAGAAGATTGTAAATATTCAAACTCTCTTCAAAATGCTTTTTGATCATCAAACTCATAGTTTCTTTTAGATCACTTCCAAGATCATCTGTACTATTTTGTCTATTTTTTGTATCTTGTCTCCGCAAATCAGGTACAGGAATTTCAAGTTGAAGTTCTGTACTATCTGCATACCTCTGACTGAATTGCTGAAAAGTAAAACTCCTATGCCGGAGGATTTGCGTAGCAATCGCAAGCGAGGTATTAATCTCAACTGTAAGGAATGCATGTTCAAAAATGCTCCAATGTTGATTCTTAATACAATATCTAAGCAATCCTTCAAAAGAATTATTCTCTTGATTTTTTGGATTGCTTACACGAGCACAATAAGCAATATGTTTTTCTGCATCAGGAGTTGCTTGTATCAGTTTGACTGCTGGGGTCTTCATAATTTCCAAAACCTTTTTTCTTTTTGTTATATTTTTTTTGAGCAAGAGCAATCAAAGCACTATCAAGTGCTTTTTTCATATAAAGAATTTCTTCTTCAGAATATAGATGAGGTGTTTTAAGTGCCTTTTTAATCAACCGAATAGTTTCTTTATATCTCATCAATCGTCATCTTCGAATACTTCATCATAATCACGAATATCTCCAATATGTGGAGCAATATTTTCATAAGAATATGATTTTGTGTCTGAATAAACTTCTGCTTTTAGTGATTGAACAAGAAGTTCCATATTCTTAATTAGAATTTTAAGTTTGTCTTTGTTCATACTTTTTTAGAATATCTCGAAATAATTATACACAAAAAAAGAAAGGATGTCAATACTTAATAATTTCAAATATTCCATCTTTCTCTACAATCGCAGAACAAGTATCCGTCCAATCTCCACAACACATATAGGTTGTACCATTCTGTTCACGAATATTTGCGTGATGAATATGTCCTACAATCACTCCATCATAAGAAGCAAACTTTCTCACATAACGAATCAAATCCATTTCATAATTATCAATAAATCTCTTTCCTCTTGGAAGAGCTTTCAGAAAGTTTACCAAAGAAAATCGAATAGTTTTATTCAGAAAGTTATTCAATGGAGTGATTGTCTCATATCCCTTATTCATAAAGTATTGCTTCCAAGAACCAGAAGAGAACTCAGAATACATATCACCGTGAATACATAGAAATCTTTTATTTTTCTTACTGGTGTGAATATATTCATCACAGATAACAAGATTATCAAACTTGAAAGATTTATTATTCACATATTTTCTTGCCACTGCATCGTGATTACCAAGAACATAAATTACTTCTGTTCCTTTTCTACAAATATCAAGTATTTTTTCTACTGCCTTTGTATGCCTTGCTCTCCAATGCGTATTGTACTTTTCCATACAATGCACATCAAGAATATCGCCAACCATTACAAGTTTCTTAGTATCAAGTTCATTTAGAAACTTGAGAAACTTTTCAATATTACATCTGTCTGTCCCCAAATGAACATCAGAAATAAAGACTGTATCGTACATTATGGTTTCTTTTTCTTTTCTGGTTTAGTGTATCCGTACATCTTTGGACTAATTTTACCATCAGTCCATTGAATTGAAATAACATTCTTATACAAATCATGATAATAATCAAATACTTCTACTAAAGTAGAAGCTTGAACAATATCATGTTTTTCTTCATTTTTTGAAAAATAAGTCACAAGATAAGAATTTACTGGAAGACTTTTATTCCTAGAAAGAGATTTTTCGCAATCTTGATGAATAATTTTCATATTAATCTCCTTTTAGTTTTTAACTACGTCCACCCCAGGAAATATCTGGATATGCTTGTGTTACAATTTCCTTTGTGATTTTATATTTTGTTTGAAGTTTTTTGTCTTTTACAAGACAAAGAATTTCTGCTTCCAGTGGATGAAGCCCTTCAAGCATTTGAATGAACATTGTTTCTCTACGAAGAGAAGCAAGTGTATCATTTCCACCTTTAATAAAATTATAAAATCTCTTGAATTCTTTACGAATTGTGGTATGCCCTTGAGTCAAATCAGAAGCATTTCCAAGAGAAGTAGTTTCATTATATCCCATCGTATCTACTAAATTCTCCACCCTATCAGTCAAAGTTCCTCTGAACTTTTGTTCAGATTTCAAATTTGAATAAGGAACTTCTCCAGGAGGAAGAATTGTAACTACACTATCATCAAAGTTCCAGATAAAAAGTGCTTTTAAAGAAGGATGTTCATACTTTCGTAGAACATCCACTTTTTTTTCTTCTGTTTTTTGCTTATTTAAAAGATCAAAAACTTCAAATGCAAATGGGTTGGCAGGAAGATCAATTGTCACTTCCTTTGTTCTTGGTCTTGTGACTTTTTTTGTTACTGATGTAATGGTCATTTTTTTTTATAAATCCAGTGATAATTTATATACTATCTATCAATCTTCAATATCTTCATCATCTTCATCGTCACTATCAAAAAATCCTTCTTGAAATTTTACTGAGATTACTTCATCGGGAATTACATTTCCATCAGAGTCAAAAAACTCAGGATGTAACCAACCACTATTTCTTGTCTCCATTTCAAAAGAGTGATTTTTTGCTAACCAACCGATAACTCCACCAACACATAAAAATAAAAAACTAACTAAACAAAAAAGGGTGAGTTCTGGTGCGGTCATTTTTTTCTCCGAGAAATTTACGTTTTATCAGTTACAGAAAGTTCAAAACTAAATCGTATTTCCCTTTGAAAGAAGGAAAAAACTTTACCAAATCTGAACTTTCTT